TGGAATAATTTTAATTCCGTTTCTGGTGTTAGTTTCCTTCCTCACTCTGAGCATAGTTATCGGCAGGCCCCTTATCAAGAGATTACGGAAGCCGAGTATCTACAATGGTTAGAGAAGCATCCGGAACCTGCTATTAATTGGGAGGACCTGTCCAAGTATGAGGCGGAAGACAACACCGCAGGCAGTCAAACCTATGCCTGTAGTGGTGGCTCCTGTGAAATTGTGGATCTAGTGGATGAAACTCGTAATAGTTGAGTGGGAGGACATCTATTCTGAAACCGGGTGGTGTGAGGATAAGGACCTCCACTGCCCGGTCTTTAGAACCGTGGGCTTCCTAGTGAAACAGGACAAGAAAAGAATAATTATTGCAGACACAGAGCCGGACCAAGGTACATTGACTGTATTCCCCCGTGGCTGCATTTTAAAAATAGAGGAAATATCCAATGGCAAAAGGAAAGACAAGCAGCAAGAGCAATCAGGAACACTACAAGAACTACCGGTACGAAAGCAACCGGCAAAAAAGGTTAGAAAAACTGGCAAAGGAACAGCCCAATAATGAACAGATTCAGGCTGCCCTAAAGAATATCCACTACCGCAGGCAGAAACCTGTGGCCCCTAAGTGGACCCCCAAGTCCAAGGAACTGGCACACATGAATCGTATCTGCAAACGACAGTACATTGAACCGAAGAAGCAGAAGCTTGGTTACTTTGAGGAACTGAAGAATGGATGAATGCCCTTGGAGCCGTATAGATATTATCGGTCAGAATGGAAACGACGGGGACCACTACGCAGAAGTGCCCCTGAGACCTCTTCAGAAGCCTTCTAACGAGACATTGGAAGAAACAGATACCCTAGTACCGGACCCCCCAGAAGCTGCTTAGAACCCCATTTATATGGGGGTTGACATGATGAATCTTCTCAAGTATATTAGCAAACACTTAAACACTATTTGGGAGACTTATCATGAAATCAATCGTAGCTTTTGTACTTGGTGCCACTCTGGTTGGCGTAACTTCCGGTGTCATTGCTGCCTCCGGCAACAGTGCTGACATCGACACCTTCAACGAAGAGAATGGTTACTGGGGCAGCCCATGCCCTGTGGTCTACGGCATCAACAAGCCGTGTGATCAGGAAGTAATTACCTTCAATGAAGAGAACGGTTACTGGTCCTAAAGAAGAAACCCCGGGAAACCGGGGTTTTTTTACCACTTAATATTCTTTTTAGTTGTCTTCCCGGAATCTTCCCGAGTACCAAACATACTTCCAAGTTTTCCTGCGGATGCAGTCCAATCTCCTTGAAGTAATAAATTTATTAAAGAGAGGTCATCATAATCTGAACTCCAATCATAACCTTCATTCTGTGTTAATAGACCACCTTCAGGTGTAAAAGTAACATTAGTATTTCCAAGGATATGACGAAGCTGCCAAGCAGGGGACATTCTATCTGTATAGTTTGGATCTTCAGTGTAGAAACCGCTCATCATTCCGGGTTCAGTTTTATCCTTATCCCATTTAGAAAGTTTAATTTCATCCACTGGACCTGAGAATTCACTGGCTTCCTCAGCACGTTTCCTGTATTCCAAGGCACGTTTAATAAACCAATCCCGCATTTCTGGAGTAATGTATTCAATCGGAATACCTACATTAGAACCTGCTTGATTAATTAAATCAGCACGGTACATCCGCATTGCAGGTGAATTAACAAACATACCATCCATTACTGCACCGGGAAAGGTAGACCGACATTTACACCGGCAGCTTCTTCAGGATTGATGGTCTGTACGTCTGCATACGGGGAGATACCTTCCATATATTGATTCAATAATAGATTGTTAATGGAATCAAAACTCTGATTAGAGAATAGGCCGCCTAAGGTAGGATCAATTCCTGATTGATTTACAAATCCAAACCCTTGCATAGGGCCACCTTGGTATTGATTAGGATCACCCAAGTTACCGCCAAGGAACAGGGCATCCATTCCCATATCCAAACTGGCTTGTTTATATGCATCAGTAGTAGAGTATCCTTGATCTACATAAGCTTGGACAAGCTGTGGTACGGTCAATAAACCAAGGGCTACTGCAAGACCACCGGTAGTCTTAGGACTAAACCCACGGCCAGTCTTCGGCTGAAATCCACCACCCGTCTTAGGTTGAAAACCACCACTACGAGGACGGTCCTTAAACGCTACACGATCAGGAGTTTCTACTGGTGAGGATTGAAAATCAACTTGATCAAACAATCCCATTTGATTAGGAGAAGCAGCACGGGTAGGCATATTATCTACAGGACCCATGGCAGCAGCCGGTCCAGTTACTCGTGGTTTATTATAACTACCACCTTCAATAGGCATATCCAATTGAGTACCTGACGGACGAAGGTCTAGACCGGCAATCTTAGGAGTAGTGGGTTTAGGAGTATCGGGACGAGTTACTTTATATGCAGTATAACCAAGACTACCCGCTGTAGCAGCACCAAGGACTCCGGCTTTCTCAGCATCAGTCATCATACCACTTTGCTGTTCTGCAGGTGTAGGTGCAAGGGCCTGCTCAGGTGCGGGTGCAACGGCCCTACGTTTACGGAGTAATTCACGATACTCATCACGACCCATCATTCGACCATCCGCATAGATCTGTGCATTAGGATCTCGTGCAGTACCTGCCAAAGAATACGGTGCAGACCGTGATTGAATTAACTCTTTTAAACTAGCCATGACTTACTCCTAGAATGGACCCTTGAATCCTGTAGATCCAAAGCGTTCTTGTTCTGCTCTACCCTGATATTTTTCTAAACCACCACCAAAGAAATTATACCAGAACCTACCAATCATTGGGACTTCCTTAAGGAATGCAGGATCTGGATCTCCTTGTAGTGAACTAAATAAAGTAGTACCCACTGAATCAATATATGCCCAAGGAGGCAATACCATCTGTTCAAATGCGGTAGCCAGTTTACCTTTGGCACCGTAGTTTTCCATAATGTATTCTGAACTACCAAAGATCTTAAAGATGTTGGCAACATAACGGTCCGCCAATTCATCTGTTTCAAGATTAATATCTCTTTGAAGAATTAGATCCTTAGCCATGTCAATACTTACATTGACAGTAGGAACCAAAGCAGCATAGGCCACCAGATTACGAACGGCTTCTTTCTTATTACCCTTGGCCCACTGTCCTGCAATATCCTTTCTAAGCATATCCATTTGCTTAAGAGTAAATGTCTTCAATGCATACAGGAGACGACCGTTTGGTACTTCAAGATACTTCTGTGGCATTTCGGATAAAGCAATTGGCTGACGCTCTGCAAGTTCATTCCACAGATATAGCTTAACATTATCAGTAATCTTACCAGCCTGAAGATCATCTACCAATGAATTAAATTCTTCACCAAATGCTTGTCCATATTTCTTACGAAGACTATCAATACCAGCTTTACTCTTGGATTGTTTCTCAGCCTTACGCAGGGCAGCATTAAGAATAGTATTTTTACCAAGGCGATCTACTTGACGAAAACCTGAAATAGTAAACAATCTATGTAAAGATTTAGAAAATAATTTTTCATTTGCAAATTCTTCTGCAAGAACATCATCAAGACCAAGTTCCTGCATTGTAATACGTTTCTTACCAAGAATTGATGCAAGTGTATTACGGATGCCGTTAGCATAAGCAGCCATAGACATATCAGCAATCTGAGTCATAGCTGAGAATGGGTTACCCAAAGTAGTCATGTAACCAACATTACGCAATGCCTGTATAGCATTACCAGCCCCTTTCTCACCGTTAATAAATCTTGCACGCATTAGGGAAGTAATTGTATCAAGATCTTTTTGACTGAATTTGTCATACATTCCTTCAATCAAACGACCAATTGATTGTTCAGTATCCATAGTTTCACCAACATCTACGGCATTCTGTCCAAAGAACTTACGGCGTTCAATGTTGTGACTTGCTGAACGAATGTAACTATGCAGAGCAGCCAAAGGATTCTCATAGTACTGAAGTAACTCATCATCAAGACGAGTCAGTGTACGATTACGAGTAAATGACATTCCTGCGTTATTAATCTTAGGCTCATAACCTCTGGCAATATTATTAATAATTTTATCTTTCTCAGCCTGTGGTAATTGGGATACTGGTACCTTTAACTGAGCAGCCCTTTTGCCAAAGGCTTTATTAATCATGGATTGTTTTTCTTTACCCAAAGCATTAATTAATTTATCTGAATCTTTAACAGACCTTGGTAAATAGTTTTTTAAATAACCAAGTTCTTTATACCCAGCCTTCTTTAATTCTTTATAAATATCATCTAATACATTACGAACTTTATCTACTGCAGCAGCACCATTAGGATCTAATTTAGCAAACAGAGAACGTAATTCATTAATATCATTATTAGCAATTAATTTATCTACTAATGGTTTATAGTTAGTAGGTACTTTGTTATAAACATTACCAAAATCTTCGGTCTGAAGAATTCTTTTATGTGTTAATTCATGGCTTTTTAAATCAAGATTACGCAACCGCAATGCAAGTTGAGGATCAAACGCTTCCAGTCGGCTTGAAATTGGAGTGATAAACTGATCCAGCCATGAATCCTTGGCACGGGATATTGTATCTACACCATGCTGAGGTACGGCTACAGCAACACGGGCCTGTGCTTTGGTAGGAATAAATGGTTTATTTCCAGAAATAGTAGAGGCCTCAAGAATGTCATCTGAAGTTAAACCTGTACGTTGTTGTACATAGGTTGCCATATCTGCTACAGGAACATCTTCAGATACTGCACGGGCAAACGCATCATTAACTTTATCAATCTTAGCGGTAGCATCTGCCTGTGCTACAAAGTCTGCATTCTCTTTTTTAAAGAAAAGATTATTAATCTTATTACCTACATATTTAGTTGTAGGCCCAAGAATTGCAGAGGCACCAGCAACAGCACCTGTTTCCAGCGGATCAACCGTACCCTTTTCAGCATACTGACTTAGTACATTGTATTCAGTACCCAATGCTGCAGATATAGCAGCCACTGCCTTATAACTTTGTCCTACAGGGATTAATGTAGTAGGAGATGCCAAGGCACCGCCAAGGCTACCAATCATAGCACCGGCTGAATCTTCTTCACCAGCAGCAAGCACATCTGCATATTCTTTTTCAAATTGCTGTTGACGTTGTTGTTGTAAAAAAGCCCTGCGTTCGTCAAAAGACATATTCATAAACTCTGGACCATAGAGTTCTTCTGGGGATGTATAGTCCATACTACCAAAATCAAAATTACCTAAAGGCATCCAAGCCTCGGCAATCAATGCAAGGTTTTGTACGTCGGATGGAGTTGTTTCAAAACCGTACTCAAGGGTACGCCAGAATGAAGGAGCTTCTACAGCCTCAAGTTCTCCAATGGTAGGCATCGGAGAATCAACTGGTTCAAGTTCATTATAGTCTGGAAGATTGACTGGTTCCAGTTCAGCAATAGTTGGTAGGGCCATTACAACTCCCGAATAGAGCCAGTTTCTTTATCTACTGCGTAATACTTTCCTGTCTGTGGGTGATGCATCATCTGTTCGTTACCCTTCAATTTACCCATAGATTCTTTGGGAACCGTTCCTGAAGGAGCACCTTTTGGTTTAGTGTTAAATGCCCAGTTATTAATTAAACCTTCTTCTTCAGCAATGTATCCTTCAGTATAAAGTTTTTCCATGCCTTGTTCTAATGCAGTATCAAAATCTAATGAGATACCTGCGGCAGCAGCATCATCCTGTAATTGACTAGACATAGATGCTAATTTATCTGCAAGGGCTTCCTTATCAGTACTAGACATACCGCCAATTACCTGACCATATTCAGGATGTTTAGCAATCTTACGGAAAGCAGCATTACGCATTACATCAGTAGGTGCTTTTGGTGGAGTTACTTTACCGCCCTTAGCAGTTCTACCTTCATAACCTACAAGCTGATTACCAAGTTCAATTAACTTAGAGCCACGTTCAAAGTCACCTTGTTTAATAAGGAATTCACCCATCTTAAAAAGATTGTTAGGATCACGAAAACCACCAGCAGCTTCCATTTCTTCAATAGCTTTGGTCAATGCCCTCTGTTCTACAATACGTGGATCTTCCATGCCAAAAAGACCACCCAATGCACGGGCAGCACCAGCACCAGCGGCATAACCAGTAGCCGCAGAAGATTCAGCACCCATGCCTGCTAGTTTAATACCAGTAGCTAGATCCTGTTGTGCTAATTGTTGTTCAATATTTGCCATAAATTAACCCCATAAACTTCCGTATGCTGAATTTTGACCGCCAAACAAACCACCAATGGTATTAGCAGCACCAATCCAAGGAGAATACTGTGCTTGATAATAAGGAACAGAAGCAGCGGCAGATACACCCGCACCAAGCTGTTGTCCCTTAGCTAGAGTAGCCGCTTGATTAACACCAAGATTAGCATATTGAGTTGGGATGTTCAGGATATTTTGAGCAGCGGCCATATCATCAGCTTCCTGTGCTCTGAGTGTATCCATCCAAGACATGCCCTGACCAATAGATGCAGCACGGGCTTGTTGTTCAGCCGTTGCCTGTGCAGTGCCAAGGGCTTCCTGACGCAAGGCACCACCAGTACTACCCAACATACCCTGACTCAGTAGACGATTTTCCAAAGCCAAACGTTCACGTTCCTGACCCTTCAAAAGATCAGGTTCTACATATTGTTGATAGTATTGTGAACCAAGACCAAATGGATCAGTTACAGAAATCTGAGCACCTGTTTCACCGGCACGCTGTAGATAGTTTGTATATGCCTGTTGCATATCCGGAGACAATCCAAGAGTAGCAAGGCGGGTTTGTGGATTATAAGCTACAGTACCACCCGGGGCCATGATAGAGAATGGCTCACCAGATTGTGCTGCAGTTTGTGAAGCAGCCATCTGTGCGTTGTAAATGTCTTCCGCCTGTTTCTGTGACAAGTAACCAGCAGCAGCCTGAGCACCAAGCTGACCAAGGCCAGACCACATGCCTGCACTACCACCTACGTTTTCAGATAACCAACTAGAGATTCCTGCATTAGCTTGTGGAGCACCTGATACACCTGCCTGAGTCAACGCACCACTGAGGCCTTGACTAAATGTAGAGTCAATAGAAGCCATAGCGGTAGGACTTGCAAGATTACCAAATGTAGTACTTAATGTATTACCCGTAAGTACATTTCTTGCAGTAGTTACATTGCCGGCAGTACCAAAAGTGTAATTACTTGGAATATCTGCAGCACTTACCCATTCACCAAGGTTATCATCCCAGACTTCATACATACCTGCAGTAGAAGTTTGACCTGCAGGGTTGAAACCCTTATAAGCACCAATGGAGGAGAGACCAGCAGTTAGCCAGTCACCATTTGCTGCAGCATTAACTGCTTTTGCTGTCTGGAGATATGGGGCAGCAGGTGGAAATGCAATTGAAATAGCATCAGCTACAAACGGAGTCTCAAGGACAATCTCTTTTGCCTTAGTAGCAACATCGCCCACAAAGTCACCGACTCCACCGACTACATCACCTACTACATCGGCAGCACCACCAAGTACGTCACCGACAGCATCGGCAGCACTACCAAGGAAATCACCTACAAAGCCCATAGCTTATACCTCTTTCTCAAGGATATAACCAACATGACTATATCCATATTTTCTTTCAAACGCTTTTGGGTTACGTTTAGTTCCAAAAACAATCTTACTTAGATTTAGTTGTTTAGCTAATTCCACTGCAACTGAATCCCAATATTTACCGTCCCCATATACATTAATTAATACAAATGTATCTGGTTTGTTAATTCTCCAAGACATAAAACCATGAGAGTTTTCAATTAAATTAGCAGGATTAATGCTAGTATCACCTGACTTTTTCAAATACTGTTCTATGTCTTTTTTATCCATAATTAACCAACAGTAAAGTCACCAGCTACAGTGATGTTATTACCTGCAAAGTTCTCAGCAGAATTTCCATTGAGATCTGCCTTAGTGTTTACAGCGGTACGAATGGCTACAAACTCAGTGTTAAAATCAACACCCGAGATGATCTTATTTGGATCTGAATTGGAAAGTGCATCCTTATTAGCCCAGTTAATTGCAATAGTGTAGTTAGCCATTATAACTCCTTAACGAATCTTCCCAGCCTTAGCAAGAATTGTCATATTCTGAAGACTGGCCTTATAGCCATTCACTGTACCTGTCATCTCAATCTGGATTTCTTTGGCAGATTTAGCCATTGGCAGTTTGTACTCAATTGGTTTTTCACCTACTGCAAAAATTGATACGCCAAAAAGAGAGGTTGGAGCACCAAATAGAGCAGGAGCACCTACTTGTGACAGGGTAAAAGTTTTCCTATCACCTATTGTACTATAGTCCCTATATGTAGTAAAGACAACATCCATATTACGACCACCGTCAACCACCATGAAAAATCTCTTAAGGATTTTGGCTAGGGCTGGCTGTTGGAAATCAAACCAAACGGACTTGAAACTGCTGGTATAACTGTAATTATCGGTCTGCCAGCATTTAGAATCAGTAGTTTCCCATTCGTTTCCAGCATCCTCACAGGCAGATTGACTGCCATATGTAGCAGTTACATCTGTTTTAAATGTATCATAATAATTTTGAAACAATGCTACATTGCCACTGTTATTACGACCCGCCCATAAACTACCATTCACAGTAGACAGTAAAGCATAAGGAGCTTCACCTGCAGGAAATAAAAATTTACTTATTCTTGGAGTGCCGTCTGGATTTTTGATTGTAAAGTCAAAATAAAATGCTTCATTTTTATCTGGAAATGACAGGAGATAAAAACCACCACAGAGACAATAAGCAGAATTACATTTTGTCATATCTGCAGTAATAATATTCAATGCCAATTCATCACGAATGTTCTTGGAATAATTAGTAATAGGCAAGGAACCATTCTGTAAAACAGTACGGCTTAATGAAGTAAGCCCAGTATTGCTTAGGAATACAAGATCATTACCCATGTGTGCTACAGAATCACGGGCTTTAAGACCTACACCTTCAATAAGTTCTACTAACTGAAAATCAGAAGCACTTGGGTCCCAAGGATTTTGATAGATAGCAATATTATATTCACCAAAGATAATTAACTTACCTTCAAAAGCAGATATTCCTTGAATGCTATCGCCACCCCAGACAGTCTTAAGGTCAATCTGACCGGCTGCACCTGTGTTCCACTTATCACCCTGCAGTGTATCTGAGTAGTAGATGACATTATTATTTTCAGTAATTCCACCTACCCAGAGACGGCCATATTCCCCTAGGATACAATTGGGATCAAATGTAGTAATACCGGATGGAGGATTGTAACTACCCAGATCAACAAGGTCAGTCCAAGCAGTGCCAGAATAGTACACAGGAGTATGTCCATTCTGGACACCATACAGCTTTTCATTAAAGTTTACCCACTGCCAGTGACCACTTGTGATCGTTTGAGGAGTTCCAGTACGAGTCTGTGCGTCTAAATAATAAGGAGTAGTAGTCTGATCAATAATATAAATATCAGAATCAGTTCCTACAATAATTTCAGTTGACCCATTTGCCTTGTAATATTCAAAAATAGATTGTACTTCTTCCCCTGAAGGAAGATTTGTAGTTGCTTGTTGAAATCCTTTACGAGTAGAAATACGTCCTTGTTCATCAAGAATAACATTCTCTGCTTTTGAAAGCCATTGGGGTTCAAGGGCACTAGGACTTGCCTGTGAGTTTAATCCAAAAGAACCTAAGTCGTTTAGTACTAGAGGACTTAATTCCTTAGCTGGCATAGAAGTCTACCTCACCCACAGTTCGTCCTGCATCAATTTGAATAGCATCAGCCAATGCATTCTGATACTGCATAGCTACCATGTCAGACATTTGACCACCATCCTCACCACGTTCAGCAATGGCCCTAGCCAATGCCCCAAGCATAACTGGATAATGGGGAACCTTTAGAACATCTGTAGCCAGTGACAGATCACTCTGAGGATTAACTACACGGAATGTAATATTATAGGCAGCATTGGGTACTGTATCAAACTCTACAATAATCTCACCGGTACTGGAATCAATACCAACTACCGAGTAATAATCGGGAGTCCCACGCTGTACACTGGCAGTTGGGTACTTGGTAAACTGCAGGTAACGGTCAGACATTTCCTGCATGACGTAGCCATTACTTTGTTCCTGTGCCATTAGGATCTTGGAACGCTCATTGGTGCCCGTGAGGTTGTATGCCTGCGTACCGTTAACCGTGGTAATCGTAGGGCTGGCACGGAGGATACTCCAGTTCCAAGCATCTTCTACTTCACGTTTAGATTCGTTGACAATATCCCCAATCATAATCTGATAGTCAGAAAGGACATTGGAACTAACCAAAGCACCGGACCAAGAGTTCGCAGTATCAATAGAATCTTCACGCAGGCGACGTAGGACTATGTTAATTAAATCAATGTAAGTCATTTCTTTTTCCCGAAGATTAGGGTAAACAAGTCAATTATACCACGGTAGATCTCTTGAGGAGAAGGTAATAACCAACCCATAATCATGAGGACCCAGACCCATGGGGGCACTTCTTCATTAACAATTTGAGTACCAAACACTTTATTAGCAGTGCCTGCGGAAGTAATTTGTGCATTGTCCCCTGCCCTTAAATTTTCTTGATTAACTACAGCCTGTTGAGTATTCTCCTTACCAGCCTGTACATTGGCATTTACTCCCGGACTTGGCATCAGGGAGGAAAGCATACTGCATCCAGACAAGAGTAGGAGACTAACTCCGAGTACTAGACTTTTCATGTTCACGAAGGATCTTGAAGATGTCTTTCAATGTGGATTTAATTTCATCAATATCATCACGATATTCGGACTTCAATACATATTCCTTTGGAATGTCTGCTACCTGTTTCTCTACACTACGTACAGAATCAGCTAGACGACCAAGGAAAAATCCAATCATCCCTACGATGATGGAGACTAAACCTAGAATTGTATCTGATAGATCCATTACCACTTCACCTTATCTGCCCAGTAAGCTGCGGACATCTTGCCTTTCTTAATGTTAGCTGCATGACGAGCTTTAAATGCCTTATTACGTGCAGTACCCTTGGGTGAACCTTTGACTCCCTGTTGACCAAAACGAATGGTCTTTACCTGATCACCTTCCTTGGCAACAACTACGTGTGACTTGGTAGGATGACTTGGAGTACGTTTAGGTTTGTTGTAACCTAATACTCCAGCACGTTCAAGTTTAGGGTCTTTGGCCATTATTCACCTTCAAATGCTAGGAATACCCAACCACCATTACCTGCGTTGTACTCATCTTCAGACCACATATATTGCCCAGTTGGTTTGCCTGCTTCGTCTACAGGTACTTCAGGCATCGGCTCTGGTGATTGCCACAGGCAGCTTTCTTCTACCAAAGTCCAGCTTGCAAATGGCTGTGGTGGAATGAAGGCATCACGATCTACATCGTATTTGAAATCAACGCCTGCGTAGTTCTTGCGGAGTGCCTTTGACTGGTCAGCAGATTCGTTGCCTGTTTCAGGATCGTAGTGCTTGCCACCACGAGTATTGTAGGAAGTCTGCACCCAAGAGTCTGCATCCGGCAGGGTATTAATGAAATCCTGCTCGGCAACAATCACCTGCAAAACAATGCCGTTTTCGTCAATTTGAGCAAAATGTGCCATGTTTAAGCCTTACTGGTATTGATAACGAATTATGACTACGCCAGAGCCGCCTGCGCGCGCCGCATTTGTCGCGTTATTACTACTTCCGCCGCCACCGCCGCCAGTGTTAGCTGTACCGGCTTGAGCAGGATTGCCTGCATTACCACCGCCACCAGAACCACCAGAACCATTTGTTCCGCTAAAGACACCGCCGCCGCCACCACCTGCGCGAGTTACAGATGAACCAGTAATTGATGATGACAATCCTGAACCACCATTACCGCCAGTAGAGCCAGAGCCTGAAGCCCCTGCTGATCCTGCTCCACCGCCGCCAGCGGCAGGATAACCACCGCCGTCATACCCGTTGCCACCGGAGTTACCTTGACCAGATGTGCCAGAACCACCATAAGATGCTTGGGTACCACCACCGCCGCCTGAGCCACCAGAACCGGCTGTTCCGCTGTTATTGTAGCCGCCATAACCACCGCCGGTATTTGTATAGCCAAACGCTGATGAATTAGAACCACTTGAACCATTAGCGTCAGTGCCACCAGCACCGCCACCACCAACAGTGATTGTGTACGCTTGCGCAGTTACGGTCGTTGATAAAGAGCGATAGCCGCCTGCGCCGCCACCGCCACCTGATTTACCGCCACCTCCACCGCCACCTGCAACAAGAAGAAAACTTATATCTGCACCCTGATTACCTATACTACTTACAGTAAATGTGCCTGAGCTTGTAAATGTATGAACCTTATAATCACCTACAGTAGTAATCGTTCCGCCAGTGGCTGTTACATATTGAGCATTAGATTTTCCGTAAAAGTTAGACAGGGCAATCTGCCCGCTGGTAGGAACACCTGCCGCTGCACCATAATACTCGCTCAAAGAGTGAGGGGCACTACCGCCAAACTCATCTACAATGTCTTGGATTGAGATTTCACCTGAAGCTGGAGTTGTCATTATTTGGTTTCCAACTCTTCAACACGGGCAGTTAATTCTTTAATGGCTTCAATTAAAATGCCATGCAATTGATCATATTGAACAACTTTATATTCTTTATCGTCATCTGCTTTTAATGGTAATTGAGTTTCAGTGATTGCACGAGGGAAAACTTTTTCAAGTTCCTGTGCAACTACGCCTGCGGATTGCTTACCATCCTTTTTATATGTAAAGGTAACGCCACGCATGTTGTTGACCATATCAAGAGCATTCTTAATAGTCTTAATATCAGTCTTGAGACGTTCATCTGAAATAGTTGCTGAATATGCAATTACATCACCGTCAGCATGGAATGCACCACCTGCCACCATACGCCAATCTTCTGCACCATTTACATAAAAGCTGGTGTAAGCGTTGTTTGACCAAGAAATAAAATCTCCAGTATCAAGCCCAACATGGGTGATACCGTCACGAAGATCAGGCTCAACAGAGAAAGTAGTACCAGACAGATCAAGACCCCCACCTGCCGAATAGGTGGTATCCGTACTAGAAATAGTAAAGTTAGGATAGGTGCCTGTGATTGTAGTAGCACCACCTTGAGTTAGGCTTACTGTCTGATCCGGTGCAGTATTTGTAATTGTTAAAGTACCACTGCTAGTGATAGGAGAACCGGAAATACTAATACCAGTGCCAGCAGTTGCTGCTACAGAAGTTACAGTACCGGTGTAAGTTTCACTAGTAAGATAACCTACCAGTGAATGATCACCCCATGAATATGCAGTATCACCATTAGAAGTATCTACAGTACCCCATGAAGCAGTAGTACCATTAGTAGTTAGATATTTACCAGAATGTCCAGTCTGATCAGGGAGACTTACTGGTGCATCTGCTGCTTCCCAATAACTACCTGTATTATTCCAAGTAAGAAGCTGACCATCCGTAGGGGTCATTGTAGTTACATCATTGAGATTTTCAATGGACTGACCAGTAATACCAGTTAGATAACCCGCACTTGCATGATCACCCCATCCATAGGCAGTGTCCCAGTTAGTGATCTTCGTATTATCCTGAGTCCACTTTGTACCAATGCTTGTGGTTACAGTGGTGGAGAAGTTTGCATCATCACCAAGTGCTGCGGCCAGTTCATTCAAAGTATCCAGAGTAGCTGGTGCAGAATCTACAAGTGCAGCAACAGCAGTAGCTACTGGAGCATTGACTAGATTAGCTACAGTGATCTTTTTACTTTCAGTTTCAGATATATCTGAGATTAATAGGAGATCATCATCGGCTGCAGTAGTTAGGGCTGCAAGGTCTGATACCTTTTGTGTACTCATAGCGTTACTCTACTATCAAATAAGTTGCTGTATCTTGTTCAAGTACAAAGAAATATCCACCGGCTTCGGTTTCAATTTCTGTTGCAGCAGAGTAAACTGGGTCATTCTCCAAGGACTGACGCTCGTTGGCCCATATAGCACAGGCCTTGAGTTGCTTCCATGGCTTGGGCTTTGGCTTTCTCCAGACAGGACCGAGACGTTGGAACTTAGCCAAGGCGGAACTCCTTA